ACGGATGACGACTTGCATCGCTTCTATCTGTTGGATAATCGAGACGGTAACGTAGCAGAGATTCAAGCGGCTATCGAAGAGTTAGTAATCTCTTGCGGCTGCAAGGTAATTATCATTGATCCTCTTCAAGACGTACTAGATGGTCTAGGTAATGACGAGCAGGCTCTGTTTATGAAATGGGTTAAGGGAATGCAAAAGTCACATGGCATTGCAATCTTCCTGATTAACCACTTGCGTAAATCAGCTAACGGTGGAGCCGAAGCCGGTAAAGGTGAAGACTACAGTGAACAGGATATCATCGGCAGTAGCACAATTATTAAGAGTGCATCTGTCAACATTCTACTGGGTCGAAATAAGTACGCCGAAGACTCAATTGTTCGTAACACAACCAAAGTGCGGATATCAAAAAATCGAAGAACTGGACTCACAGGGCCAGCAGGGGAAATCTATTACGAAGCTGAAACACACACGTTGCATGACTTCGATGATTACTTTAAAAGCTCTGAGGCAGTTCCAATAGAATAGGAGAACGAATTGCGTTACATCGTAGATATCGAAGGTAACAATCTAATGGGGCCGGGTTTAGATTACTCGGTAATGCCCTACAAACTTAAGGATGACTACAAAGTCTGGTGTATCGTAATTCGTGGCTTAGATGATGCTTCGTTAGTTTCTCTGTATGGCAAGACACTTACCAAAGATAACTTGCAAAAAGCTCTAGCAAATTGCACAGAACTGATCGGTCACAACATTGTTGGATTCGATCTGCCAGTATTGCAGTTGTACGGCTTGCTTGATTACAAAGTGGGCTATCCGGGCAAAATGCATAAGCTTTACGGTAAAGACTGCAAGCTTACGGACACACTGCTGTGGTCTAAGCTATTGAACGCTGATCGCTATGGTGGTCATAGTCTGGAAGCTTGGGGTAAACGGCTAGGTAAGCTGAAGCAAGACTTCAGCGATTTCTCACAATTCTCCCAGACAATGCTTGAATACTGCCAGCAAGATACAGCAGTCAACGAAGAATTACTTTACGAGTTGCTAGCAGAGAAAGCTGTGCATAACTGGGAGCGCGCTTACTCTGTTGAAGTCAAGCTAGCCGACCTTACACTGAAGCAAGAGCATTTTGGCTTTCACTTCAATCAGAAAAAAGCTTATAAGAACCTAGACGAACTAGGCAAAATGATGCAGGAGATTTCCGACAAGGTTAATCCTCTGCTACCAATGAAAGAAATGACTCAGGTTGAACTGAAGAACTATACTCTGCCGAAGATTAAATTCAAGCAGAATGGCGAAATCAGTGCAATCTTTGTGAAATTCTTACAGAAGCATAACGCTACGCTTTCAGAAGACCAAACGACGATTCTTTACGAAGGTAAGGATTATCCAATTGCAACTACTGAAGCGCTGAAGACGCACAAAATAGCGTCAGTGGATGATATCGACGTAGTAAAGAGTTACTTGCTTTCGCTCGGCTGGACTCCAATCGAGATTAAAGAACGTGACCTAGTAAAGAAAGCCGACAAGTCTCAGAAGACACCGGAAGAGATATCAGACACTATCGCAAGATACGTTAAACAAACTGAAGGTTCGCTGTTCAGGGAACTACGACTAGACACTATCGGATGCAGTATCGAAAACCTTGAGGTTTATTTACGCAGCAAGATTGATGGTAATCGTCCGATTTATGTACCAACAAACCCACGTTTAACTATCGGGCTTGAGAAAGAAATCTGTCCTAACCTAATAGCACTAGGAGAGAAAGCGGACTTC